AGACGTTCGAGTATCTCTGCGGGGTGGGAAATAGGTGCCTCGTCGGGTTTGGTGTAAAACCGTGAGTTTTCATCACCAGGGGTAAAACCAGTTTTCGTATCCATCATTCCCTGCTTACGCTCCTGGAACATACGAGCAGCCTGTGCCTGATTATCACGGTAACCGACCATGATCTCTTCAAGTTTGTCGTTCGTGTAATGAACATCCTCAATCTTTGAAGATTCTGGGGGGATGAGAAGCCATTTGTACATATCTACGACATAGATATCGAAAGTGGGATCCTCCCTTTGAAGACGCTTTGCATGGTTCGCTGCCTCATCACGAGTCCCGAACGCACCACGAAGCTTGACGCCTAACTTATCAGTCTTCTGGGGTGAATCTGGGCCGACGATGGAGATGCATGCAAAAACTTGTCCAGGGACGGTGGTATAATCTTGTTCAAGAGACATTATATCTATCTATGTAGTTAAAACTTTAAGCTTCCTAAGTAAGACTATTAAAAACACGAAACTATGCTTAAATATGGAAGAGATTCGAAAGAATCATAATGATGCCAAGAGAGACCTCATTCAAACCGTGTCACAAAAGGGTTGGCATATCCTCGATGTTGGTTGTGGGTTTGGTGGAGATCTTCAGAAATGGCACAGGTGTGGGGTAAACATAAACATGTGTGATCCAGAACCCGACGCACTAGAAGAAGCGAAGTCTCGTGCGAAAAATATGCACTTGCGTGTCAACTTTTATGAGGGAGACATTCACAACTGTCCAAACAGAAAGTTTGATGTTGTATGTTTCAATTTTTCACTCCACTATATATTTGCCTCAAGGGGTCTGTTTACAAGTTCCATCAGGGAGATTAAGAAACGTATAAAACCAGGGGGTCTTCTCATTGGAATCATTCCAGATTCAGAAAAAATCATCTTCAAAACACCATATCAAGATGATGCTGGTACATTTTTCAAAATGAAAGATCATGGAAATGGTGGCTTTGGTGAAAAGTTATTCGTACATCTGGCTGATACACCTTACTACACAGATGGACCGAAATCGGAACCAGTGGCATACAAGGACCATTTGGTGACCGGATTGGAAGACTTGGGATTTAAATTACAACTTTGGGAGGGACTCTCAGGAAATCCTATCTCAGAACTGTATAGTAAATTTATCTTTGTATATGATAGATGATCGCTCTGGCTTTACTCATTGTCATCAATCTTTTGATTCTCAAGATGACACGTGAACCCCTTGTCCTTGTCGAAGTGAGGCAACGATACAATAAACTTCGCGATCACATCGTCGAAACGAATAATGAAAAGTACATGATGATCAAGAAACCTGTACCCCTCACGGGAATGCAACGAATGAAGGGAAGTGTGGGATACAATACTAACAAGGGTGCGGAGATTGTTGTGTGCCTAGATGGAACTACCAACGATATCTTCCATGTACTCATCCATGAATTGGCTCATTGCACAGTGAAAGAATATTCTCATTCCGAGGCGTTTTGGAAAAATTACATAGAACTTCGAGACATGTGTGTGGAACTTGGCATTTACGAAAATATCCCAGAGAAGAAGGAGTTTTGTGGTCAGCACATCCAGGATAAATAATCTCAGTGTACTTTAAAATGAAAACACCTGTGAGTGTGTTGTTGATGGCCATCGCCTACTGGATACTCATTTATGGAGTGACACTCGTTCCTCAATATGTCAGTAATTATTATGTCAATCTCCTGTGGATGACAATCGTCATACCGAACGTTCTTCGTTTTGCCATTGGAAACATCCCTCGTCTCGCGGTGGATCGTGTATTTTTCCTGACATCGACCCTTATCGCCCTTGTATTGACTTTTTTGATCAACCAGATTTTCAGTGAGACCAAGGATGCAATGACTGATCCCGATGCTTCTAACAACAAGAAACTTAAATTGAGTGGCTTGTTGGCAGGGACATTCGCAGCGGGAGCCCTTGCGACGTATTTTATGGGTATTGATACCTCGATTTACAGTAATATGGGATGGGAAACAGCCGCTTAAGGCTTAACAATGTAGTCCTTCATAATATAGAAGACCGCAGCCGCCACGACACCAGTAGTTGCAAGACCAACCACACTTCTACCCCCTTGTTCGTTAAGGAACTTGGGGATAGAGGTCGCAAGACGGTCCTGGACAGGCTTGCTCACAGCGGCAGCAGTGCATACAGCAACGAAGAGGGCGGTGAGTTGATCATCCGTGAGATTGAGGGGATTCTTCTTCTCAGGCTCGGAAGGTGCTTGGGAAACTGGGTAAGCGCCCTGGGGTTGGGGAGCGGTCATTTGAGGCATCACACCTTGCATGCGGGGCTCATCGGTCATCATAGGGGGGTCCATCATAATGTCGTTAATGGGAGTAGAATCCATTGTCTCTTTACTTTGTCCCATATTTTTTTCAGCTTTAAAAGACGTAGAAGGATTATCGTGAAGAGGCACCATTCCTTCTCCATCGTCGGAAAGATTCATAGTGTGTACTTGGTCTGAAGCCATCTATTATATCACAGTGATTTTTGAATTCAATACTCAACGCGTCTTTGTGATTTTCAGGTTTGTTTTTTTCGTCGCCTTCTTGGCATCATCTTCTTTCTGCTGGGAGTGTTTAGGATTATACATCTTCTTGTGAAGTTTCCATAGGTCTGGACCCCCAACCCTGAAATTCTTTCTCACGGTGGCCTTGTACCAAAACACACAATCTTGTATCTTGTTAGATTTCACCGTATTGTCTAACACGAGACATTCATAGTTTTCTGTGCATGCATCCATCACTTTACAAAACATATCGAATGAGGGGAATATACCAAAGAATGACTTGTACAACTTTTCTCTGTTCTGAATGATATTCTCCCTGAGTATAAACACATAATCCACATTGGCTCGAAGGGCTGGAGGAAGATCCATGACATACTGCATCGTAAGCATGAAGAAGATCTTCCAGTGTCGACCATTCATAAAACATTGTCGAATACAAGTGTCTTTCAGAAACTTTGAATCGTACATACAGTCATCTAGAAGCATGAAAGCTCCACAATTTGTCTTTCCTGCACCCACCAACTTACGTTGTCTTGCCATCACTCGTTCAATGGCGTCTCTGTCATAATCACCATAAATGAACAAATCTGGGATAAAATCTGAATAAAAATGGTTCCCCTCCTCAGTCCCTGAAAGAACTATACCTGCTGGGAGATGTTTCTTGTGATACATGATGTCCTTCACGAGGGTTGATTTACCAGTATTACGCTTACCAATAAATACAATGACCTTATCGTCCGCAATTGATTCAGGTTTGAATTTTTTCAATTGAAGATTCATTCTACTTTAGTGGCTCGTTTTATTTACCAAAATTTTACTCATATACAGTAGGAATGGCTGGTCGTCTGAGACTTGTCGCCACCGGAGTCCAAGACCAATGGCTCACAGGTGAACCACAATTTTCATATTTCCTGACGAATTTTAAAAGACACACGAAGTTTGCATTCGACTTTGTGGAAAGCCAGTTTGATAGACAACTCGATTTTGGAAATATTGTAACATGTAATATTCCAAATGATAAAGGTGATCTGGTCAGTAATTTTACACTTAAAGTCACGTTACAGGATCCAACCCCTGATGCGGGTGGACAAAACACGACTATATGGTGCCCTTCTGTGATAACCCATCTTATCGAGTATGCAGAACTTCTCATTGGTGGTCAGCCTATTGAAAAGATCACAGGCGAATACATTTATATGCACCAACAACTTCATAATACAAATGACGACACAGAAAAGACTCTTTACTATTTGAATGGCCACGGAAATATACTCAGTTATCAGTCTGGTACACCATACACTTATTTCATAGATCTCCCATTCTATTTCTATAGAAATCCATCTTTGGCTATACCAACATGTGCCCTCACAAAACAATTCGTCGAAGTGAGAATCAAACTCAGACCTCTCGCAGATCTCATATTTGGGGGTGCTCCCTCTGGTGTTATCAGTTCAATTCAGAAGTTTTCGATCGATACAGAGTTTATGTATGTGACACCCGATGAGAAAAACTTTTTAATGTCTCGTCCACTTGATTATATCATCACACAGGTTCAACTTGCTCAATTCAAAATGAAAGCTGGTGAAAATGAAAAGTCTGTGATGCTCAACTTTTCACACCCAGTCAAAGAGTTGTACTTTGTTTCACAATCTCAAGAATCTGTTCAAAACAACTACCCAAACGAATATAATACAATAACGACTGCTGAGTTGAGATTCAATAATGAGGTTGTATTCAAAAGGAATTCAAAGTTCCTGGTTTACGAACAATCACTCAAGCATCATGTAAATTGTCCACTCGCAGCCGAAACTACCCCAGGAGCACCTTTTAATAGTTCTCAGTACACCTTCGGACCAGCAAAGTTTGGAATGTATTCATTTGCATTGAAACCTGAATCACCCCACCCAACTGGTCAGGTGAACATGAGTAGGATTTCACATAAAGTCTTCACGATTAAGATAAATCCTATAAATCAGGTGGATGATAATAATACGAGAGTTTATGCAATTAACTACAATATATTACGTATTGAGAGTGGTTTAGCAGGATTAAAATTTTAGATAGATATAGTAGTAATGGCTGGACAAGTTCAACTTGCAACCTCTGGACCTCAAGAGCAGTTTTTTACATTGAATCCAGACTACAGTTATTTTGTAGAAAGTTTTAAGAAACATTCAAATTTTTCTACACAGTATGTTGATGTGGATCCAGAAAATCAAGTAAACATTGGAAGTAAAGTTATGTTTAAGATACCACAGAACCAGGGTGATCTTTTGAAGACACTCAGTGTGAAGTTCACTCTCCCAGCTTTGACTGGTAGTATGGTATATATCGAATCCGTTGGTCACGCACTCATAGAGTATGTAGACCTTATCATAGGTGGAACGGTTGTACAACGTCTCACTAGTGACTATCTACAAATATATTCTGAACACTATGTCACCCAGACAAAACAAAAGGCTCTTGAACAATTGATTGGAAAATATCCA